GACTACCAGGCGGCAGCCACTTCCTTTGATCAATTACTCAAGGTCGAGCGTGGGAAACACGTTTTCAAAACGAATTATGGAAGCCCTTCTGTAGGACGCAAGGGCTGGTTTGTTGAACGAGGGGCTGACGGCATTGATCGGGCTCGCTTCTACGAATAGGAGTTCCCATGCCGATTATTTCATTCACCAAATTTGATCTGGGAATTGACCTAAGGAAAGGGCCGGCTGTATCTGACGCAAACCGCCTTCAGGAATTAAAAAACGGTTACGTCACGACGGGCTTGGCAATTTCCAAAAGACAAGGCCTCACCAAGGTGGCAGACCTTGAGCCGGGCACAAAAGGGCTCTTTGCTTATAACGGCAAATTAAATACGTTCTATTGCGGATCCTCTGAGATCAATCACGCCAACACGCTTTTCAAGGCTAACCGCCTCTATAACGACAACTCGGCCGTGACAGACGTGCATTTTGCCGACGCATTTAACGGATATATCTATGTGGCGGTGACTCATGCTAACGGGCAAACTAAACACCATTATTTGGACGGCACTTCAACGCTGATTACGGATCAAAACTGCCCGCATTCCAAAGCGGTCCTAAAACTGGATTCAAAAATATTTGCTGTCGGCACGCGTGGCGATACCGTCCGATTTAGTGCTACCGGCAATTGCCGAGATTGGACCTCTGCAAACGATGCCGGTTTTCTGCCGACGGGGCTGAACGCAACGGGTGAAAAAACAGCCAACGCTCTTGGGATCTATCAGAACAAATTGGTTGTACTGAGCCGCGACAACGCCCAAATCTGGAGCACTGATCCTGATCCAAACGCGATGGGAATGGCCGACCGTGTAGAGAACGTCGGAACCTCTTTCCCGAAAACTGTGGCGACAGTTTCCGGTGACCTATACTTTCTCTCGGACTACGGTTTCCGTTCCATTACAACGCTCGCATACACGGACAACCTGGCCGATGTTGACGTCGGCTCTCCGATTGACTCACTTGTTCGCTCGCGCCTTAAAGAAACCGACGCGGTTCCTCAGTCCTTCTACTTTTATGGAACGGGTCAGTACGTATGCTGCCTGGGCAAACACCTTTTTGTTTATTCGCTGTCCCGCACGTCAAAAATCTCAGCGTGGTCGCAGTACCTCTTAAATGAGCGCGTTGATTCTGTCGCTCAGCTGGGACAAGAAATGTACATTCGATGCGGAAACGAGGTTTTCCGACTGGACGAAGAGTCATACACGGACGACGGCGAGGCCTTCGAGGTATTTATAGAAATACCGTACATGGACCTTAAGAAGCCTGGAGAGCTGAAGAGAATTTACGGTGTAGATGTCGTATGCGAAGGAGAGTGTGAGCTGGCAGTAGGCTACGACGAGCGAGACCGTGACGCTTATACGCCAGAAGTCCACATAGACGGCAATACACGCCCGGGCGGACTGATTCCGATTGAGTGCATGGGCACGGCATTTTCTTTTCGAATCCGGAATTTCACAAAGAAAAAGTTCCGACTCGATGCACTAACAATCTACTTTGACGTTCTGGGGCCCCTATGACTTTTCATATTGAAGTAATTAGAAGCGGCAACATAGAGCGATTCTGGCCGGATACCGCGTCGCTTGTTGAGCGCTGCGTAAAAAATGCTGTCCATGGCGAATACGAAACAAGCGACATCAAGGAACTTATTGCTCACGATCGCATGAGTGCCTTCCTCGTTTATGAAGATAACCTCCCGATTTTTATCTGCGTGTTTGAGTTTTTGGTTTACCCGCGAAAAACGGTAGTAAATATTTGCGCCGTCGGCGGCAAAAAAATTCTTCAGTGTTTCGAGTACTACAGAAAATACCTATTTGAGTATTGGCGGGCGTGCGGAGCCAGCGACATGCAGGCCGAGGTTTCTCCGGCGATGGAGAGATTACTGGCACCCGCAGGATTCAGAGAGATTTACCGAACAGTGAGGAGACCGATTTCATGATTAGCGTTGAACTACAGAATTTTTTGGCCGAGCACGCCGCTTTTTTGGAAGGGCCTGCGTTATTCGTCAAGTACGGCAAAGGCGGCTCTAAGTCGAGTGACCGTTACGCGAAGTACTCGATGGAGCAAGAACAGCTGCGCCAGAAGAAAATCAAAGAGGCGACTGACACCATCAACAACATTTTCAATAATGCGAATCGGGATTCACTTTACCGTCAGCACCGTGACGCGGTTTATAAACTGAATACGGACGAAGTAAACCGTCAGGCACAAGATGCCGAGCGCGCTAATAGATTTGCACTGGCCCGCAACGGATTACTGGGTGGGTCGGTTGACGTCGATTCTAACGCCGAACTTGATAGACGCACGAACAAAGGCCTGCTGAATGCGTCAGGCATTGCAGATGACGCGGCCGCAAAGCTCAGAGTCAGCGACGAGGCAACAAAACAGAATCTTTTACAGCTTGCTCAGACCGGCATCAGCGGATCTGACGTGGGATCTATGGCCAATGCTCAGTTGGCAAACAATATCAATCAAGGTGCCGCGGACCAAGCGATCGCTCAGGTCGGCCAGCTCTTTAACGACTTGACCAATGCCTATCTCTTTAACAACGCGGCCAAGCAAATCTCAGGCCAGAATGCCGCGCTTAGAGGCTTGTACGGTCAACAGAATACGGGCGTTTCCGACACTCACTCGTCTTACGCAGGTTCGTAATCGATGCAAAAGAGTTTGTCTTTACCGGAAATTAAAGTGCCGGCACTCTCAAAAGAATCTCTGGAAAAAGTACGGCGCTTTGAGTCGCTTCTGATGAAAGGGCCTCAGACGGCAATTCAGGTTGAGTCCGTTCTGCATGCAGGCATTTATTCCAGGTCAATCCGCATTCCAGCCGGGGTCGTGATCACGGGCGCACTGCTTAAGGTTCCGACGATTCTCCAGCTCTATGGCGACTGCATTTTGAATCTGGGCGATGAGGCGGCCGAAGTAAAGGGTTTCGCGACTTTTAAAGCAGAGGCGGGTCGCAAACAAATTATTTGCGCATTAACCGATACATATGTCACCGCCTCCTTTGCGACGCAGGCAAAGACAGTAAAAGAGGCGGAAGACGAGGCGACAGAAGAGGCCTCGCTTCTAACCACGAGGAGAAATAAATGAGTTTCGTAACGGCGGCCATGTGGGTCGGAGCGGCATTAGCCGCGGCAGGAACGGCGGCGAGCGCATACGGTAACAGTAAGGCAACCCGTCAGGCCAACTCAATTTTGACGACTGCGCTCGCAGAGAGCGGAAAGAACACCGACAAAGTTCAAGATGAATTATTAAAAGCGTTGCCAGAGTTCGAAACAGACAGCCGCGTTAAGGCTCAGGAAGAACTGGCTGAGCAGACCAAGGACAACGTAGGAACAGCAGTTTCCGACGCTCAGATTGTTCGCAACTCTGAGAAAGGGACCACGGGCGACGTATCCAGCGATTACGAAACGAGCCGAGCTAAGCAAAACGCTCAGTCCTTAGAAGATATTCGAAATCTCGCTCAAATGATGGGCAACGTGACATCTGCTCAACGGCTTCGACAGCAAGAAGGATTTAACGTTGCCGATCTAACGAACCGAATCAACTTACTCAACAACTTTAATAACGGCAACAACCGAGTTGCGCAGCTGCGAGCTCAGGCCGCGGCCAATGGACAGCAAGGCTGGAAGGTTGGAGGACAACTGGCAGGCGCCTTGGGTTCG